GCCAGCCAGCCCGGCAACATGGACAGCATGATGGAGAAAATTGTTGCAGATGCAATGAAGCAGGCAAAGGAAAATCCGGGTCAGGCGCAGGGCGTGATGTTCAAGGTCCCGGCAGGTGATATGCCCATGGAAGAAGTGGTAAAGCACATCATCAGTGCGGTGGACAAGCAGGCACGGAAAGACCAGAACGGGGGCTGAACCTATGAGCGTGAAAGTAACTGGCGTTGTTGCTGTCCCTCTGCTGCATATCCTGCGGGAGTTTGCCGCAACGGCAGACCTGACCGGGAAGCCCACCAGATACCCGGAAGGCGCTGCACAGTTTGCGGCGCGGAAGGAAAAGGAAGCGCATGATAGTAACCGATTCTGAGCACGGCACACGAGAGTGGTCCGAAGACCCGGTGGGCGATTTGATGAAAATGCGCCAGATAATTATAGACTCGTTTGAGAAAATCACAGAGGACATCAAGCGATTCTATGAAGGACTGGACGACCTGACACATACGCTTTTACCGCTGGAAACGCCGGGCTGGGCCATCCACAACAAGCGCCGTTACCGGACACGCAGGGTTCAACCAAAGCTCCATTTGAACACGGTGCCGCTGGGCACTGGCACTTACTTATATAAGGCAAAAGAAATGAAGAACCTTGCTAGGTCCACAAAGACCCATCCAGCCCTGAAGAAGGGCGAACAGAAGAGTGAACAGTGTCAACACACGTTCCGTATCACGTCGCAGCGGTGCGCGCCATGCGACGGGTACAACAAGGAATGCGAAGAATACAGTGTGACACACCACAAAACAAACTGAATGTAACCGCCCGGCCAGAGTTTTTCAGCAGATAAGCAGCAGTTGTCATGTGTGAAGGCCGGGCGGTTTTTATATGGCGCGGGGTGTGTCCGCAGCACACCGGGAGCGGGGTCGAACCCAGCCCGCGCCGCTTTGCTCGCATATTCCATGGAAGCCGGTTAAGGTTTGTTCATCTTCCAAAACCGGCGGGGAAATACAGATG